GAATAAGGGAAATGCTAGACTAAATAGGCTGTAAAGTGTAGACTGTAAGAGAAATGCTAGACTGTAAGGGCTAGACTGTAAGGGAAATGCTAGACTGTAAGGGATCACGGCCTTATACACGCAGCATAAAAGAAAAATGTATGAATAAACGTTAAGTATAAACGTTAATAAGTGTAATATAGGAGCATTATGACAGGCTATGATAAAGAACAGCAGGACACTTTCGTAGAATACGCTAGTGAGCATGGACTTACGCCAGCAATGCGTAAACTTGGCTATCCTGGCTCATGGGCAACAGCAAGTAAATGGTGTAAAATGCGGGGAGTAGATTATTCTGTTGATACTCTAAGAAGCCAAGCACAAGCAACAGGCCAATGGTATAACGATAAGGATAAACTCTTAGTAGCACAGGAAGCCTATAGATTAATCTATGAGACTGTTACTAACTCTAATCTAACAACCAAGGAACAGAAGGAATTAGCAGACGCCGGTAAGAGATGGATAGAAGTAATGAATCTAATTGAAGGTAAAGCAACTGTTGTTAGCCGTGAAGAACAAGTAGACGACACGTTCCGCGCACTAATAGACGAATTTAACACTAACGCGACCAACGTTAAGCCACATTTCTCAGTACCAAGAGATGAAAGAAAATAAAATGTTCGGTACTACTAAGCCCAATACGTTACTAGCAAGGCTTAACGTTCCACATAAGCATACCATACGCAAGGCGGCTTGTCAAGGACTTTGTACGCAGAAGTCGTAAGTTACCAACATTTCGCTAGACGCAAGGGCAAGAGTTAGTTTTGGCTAACTAGTTAGAAAATTATAGGGAGAATATGGACATTTTGCAAGCAATTCCAGAAATACCTGCGGGTCTTTTGGAGAAACGAGAAGGAAGAAGGGCTATTACGAGAGACTGTCCTTTACTCTTTGCCTATATTTACCTGCCACAGCACATTATGTTTCCTGACACTGGCGAAATGACGGTTGCTCCTTTTCATATTGCCCTTAATGATTATGCTAGAAGTTGGAAGTTTCCTTCTGCTGGAAGAAAAGCACAAAGGGACGCATTTATTGCCCCCCGCCAAAGTGGCAAGACCACATGGCTATTTTTAATTTTACCATTATGGGCAGCGGCTCATGGTCATAAGAAGTTTGTTGCTGCGTTTAGTGACTCTGCTTCTCAGGCAGAACTGCATTTGGCTACGTTTAAGGCAGAATTAGAGACTAACATGCGCTTAAAGGCTGACTTCCCCGAACTCTGTTCACCAGCAAAGGGTACAAGCGTGGGGCGTTATCTTATGCATAACAGAAATCAGATTAAGCAGTCTAATGGCTTTATCTTTATGGCTAAGGGTGCTGACTCTACAGCGTTAGGAATGAAGTTTGGCGCACTTCGGCCTGACGTTCTATTATTTGACGACATTGAGCCGGGGGAAAGTAACTATTCTGTTCTAGAAGCCAAAAAGCGCCTTGAAACACTAACCTCTGACCTGTTTGCGCTTAATGACTGGGCAACAGTATGCATTATTGGTACTACTACTATGCCTAACTCTATTATTGACCAGATTCGTAAGGTTGATGAGCAAAGGGTAATGCTTGGCTTTGGTGAAGAGGAACTTAGGGACACTATTGATCCTGAACTTAGATGGGTAATAGATCAGAACATAAAGACACATTATTGGCCCGCCATTTTTGATGAAGAAGGCAAAGAAGACAGTTTTTGGCCGGAACGCTTTCCGTTGGAAGAGATGCAGCAGGAAAGGCACACCCGTAACTTTGCTAAGAACTATATGAACAAGCCTGTTAGTACAGAGAATGGCTTTTGGTCAGAAGAAGATATTGAGATTGCAAGTGTGCCAGAAGGAACAGTCAGGACCATTATCTCTGTTGATCCTGCTGTTACTACCGCCAAGGCTAGTGACTATACGGGAATTGCCGTGCTTTGCAGGGCCAGCGACAGTAACGTCTATGTCCTGTTCGCTGAGCAGGTTAAAATGGGCGGGGAAAGTTTAAAGCAACACGTAGAAACTTTGGTTGAAAAGTATGACGCAAGAGTTATCTATGTAGAAACTAACCAGGGTGGAGACTTGTGGAAAGACGTATTTTCTTCCCTGCCTGCAAAGTTTCGCTCTATGCGTCAGACAGAAAAGAAGGAACTCCGCGCTCAACGCGCCTACCATTGGTACCAAAAAGGAAAGGTCAAGCATGTTGCTAACTTTCCTGTGTTGGAAGAGCAAATGTACGCTTTTCCTAGGGTTAGCCATGACGACGTGGTAGACGCAGTAGTTAGCGGAGTTTTGTATTTCCTAAAGACAAAATCTGGGCGGGTATCCGTCGAACAATACTCTTATGTATAAGGAGCAACAATGACAGACATTCACGACGCTATTTCCGTCCTGCTTTCTCGCGGGGGAGGATATAAACTAGCAGAACAGTATTATGAAGGAGAAAGGGAAGAACTAATGACCCCTGTCCTTCGTAGTATCTTAAAAGGAAAGGTTGGAAATGACTATAACGTTAATTTCTGCCGTACGATTGTTGAGTCGGTGCTTGACCGTACCGAGTTAGCCAATGTAACAGTTAATGTGCAGGAGGCACAAGAAAAGGTCAACAATATCTGGGAGCAGAATGACCTTGCGCTAGAAGCCAACGAGATTCATCGTAAGGCTCTAGTTTACGGTGATGCTTACGCTTTGGTGTGGCCTGACGAGAATGACGAAATGATTATTAGTTATTCTTCTCCTAGGAACACGGTAATCATCTATGACGAAGAGAACAGACGTAGGAAGTTGTTTGCTGCTCGCACATGGCGTAGTAGAAATAACGGTGCGGACATTGTTCGTGTAGACCTATTCTACCCTGACAGAGTGGAGAAGTTCAGCGCCAATTCCAAGTTTCTTACGGAAAAGCAGGCGTTTATTCTGCTAGAGACAGTAGATAATCCATTTGGTGAAGTGCCACTGTTCCATTTCCGTACCAATAGACCGTACGGAAGACCAGAGCATAAAGATGCTTTTGGTATTCAAGACGCTATCACCAAAACAGTAGCAACCCACATGTACACAATGGATTATCAGGGCGCTCCACAGCGTTACGCATTGTCCGGTGACCCTGAGGCAATGGAAGTAAATGACTTTGCTGACAATGACACCGAGCGTGAGAATGTAAACGGCCTACAAAACGGGCCGGGGCAATTGTGGTTCCTTCGTGGAGTTCACACTGTTGGTCAGTTCCAGGCAGCAGACCCCGACGCATTCTTAAAGCCATTACAGAACTTTGTTAGGGCTATGGCAAGTCTAACAAACACCCCGCTGCATTACTTTGAGACTTCCGGCAACGTGCCTAGTGGAGAAGCACTTAGAACAGCAGAAGCACCGTTGCTTAAAAAGGTCAGCGACCGCCAGCGTGCATTTGGTTCTGCTTGGAGAGACTTGTTCCGCTTTATCTTGAAGGCCGAAGGGAATGACGTAGACGTTACGGTTGGATGGCTTCCTGTTGAAAGTATGGACAGTCTTGCCCGTTGGGACGTTCAGTTGAAGAAGATTAACGCAGGACTATCTCACCAGCAGGCATTAAGAGAGGCAGGTTATGACGACGAACTAATTGACAAGATCATGGTAGAAAGAGACAGTGAAGCAAAGGCAGGACAATACTACCAGCGTAGGCCAGAAGTGCGCGTTGGAGAATCAAAGGAGTTGGGACATTTCCCAACAGGAAAGGTTAAATAATGACTGATTTAAACGATGATGGAACGATCCGCGACCCGCAGGCAGTTCTGGCAGCACTAGAACGTTATAAGCAGGAAGCACAAAAAAATAGGGAAGAAAGAGACATAGCCCAGCAGAGGGTTAGTGAACTAGAATCAGACGAGACTGCAAACAAGTTCAAGGAAAGAATGGTTCAAACAGAAGCGAAGTCTAGGCTTATGGCTTTAGGCATTAAAGAACCCGAAAGGTTGGTTAAGTACATTGACACCAAAACTATCGAACTAGATGGTGATGAAATTAAGGGACTAGACGAAGCAATTAGCGGAGTAAGGACTGATTTCCCTGAACTGTTTGATGTTAAGAAAAGGGCGGGGGGAATTGAAAGAACTAATGATGAAAACACTACCCAAAGATCAACCTCAGAACTACAAGCAGCAAAGATGCTAGGAAAGACTGCATAACTATTAGTATTTATGCATAAAAGGGAACCATTAATTTGACATTAGGGAAAAAGCGTGTTACATTAAACTTATTAACCGCTTCTCCCGAATGGACGTTTGGGAGCAAGTGTGCCGCAAGGGTGGACGCCCAAGCGGAACATTGCACACCAAACAAAAACTATAAGGAGAAATCATGGCTAGAATTGACCTAAATGAAGAGAATGGTTGGATTCCCGAAGAAAGTGGTAGTCAGGTCATCACGACTGTCGATCAGGTTTCTGCCGTAGAGCGTCTTGCTCGCCGGGAAAACATGACCACTCGCACTAAGGCCGTTGCTCGTTATGTCGGAACTGACGTTGATATTGTCCCCGAGGCAGGCGTCATCCCAGAGGTAAGCCCAGAACTAGACGAAGTTGTTCTTACAGCAGTCAAGTTCGCTAACCGATTCCGCATTTCAGAGGAAGACCTTAATGACTCGCTTCCGGGTACCCTTGACCGTTTCAAGAACGGCTGGGCAAACTCGTTTGCGCGTAAGTTAGACCACGCATGCTTGGGTACCGTAGGTAACCCGACCAGCGTTAACCGCCCGTTCCTGTCTGTTTATCAGGCAGCAACGAATGCAGGAACCGTAACAAAGACCCAAGGAAATGTTGTTTTTGAGGCACTTTCCGACAGTCTCGCAACACTAGAGGCGGGGGAATACTTTAACCCCGGACGCCTAGTAGTAATCGTTCACCCGCAGTTTGCAGGGTTTATTCGTAACCTCCGCGACAGCGCAGGGGATCGAGTTGCAACTGAGCCTTTGGCTGGAGGCAACGGTAGTGTCTTCGGATACCCGCTTGTTTACAGTCGCGCTATGACTGGCGCGACTGCCACCGCTTCACCGGATGGCAACCCGCTGCTAATCATGGGTAATGCAGATCACCTTATTCTAGGTGTTCGATCAGGACCAGAAAGTCAGGTTACCGATGTGGCTAACTGGACAACTGACGAACCAGAACTAAAGATGCGCGCCCGCAGAGGGTTTACTGTCGCTGACGGTAATGCATTTGTAGTCCTAGAGAAGACTGCGGCGGGTGCTGTCTAATGTCGGCTAAACTATATGCACGATTCCCAGAGAAGGCACTCAATAAGGAAATTGGCTGGGACAGCGATGACGTTCGCGTCATGCTTCTGGGTTCAGGATATGTTCCTAACCAGAACACCCACCAGTACCTTTCTGACGTTGTTGCTTCTCAGGTGACCGGAACTGGTTACACGGCAGGCGGGAATGCAATCCCTTCTCGCGCGTTCGATTTTGACGCAGCAACACGTACCACGATCCTTCGTGGCGCAGACGTGACCTGGGCAAACTCGACCATCACCGCTCGGTATGCTGTTATCTTTGATAACACACCGGGAACAAACGGAACCAAGCCTCTGATCGGCTTTGTTGACTTTACAACCGATCAGGCTTCAACGGCAGGTAACTTCGTTATTACATGGGACGCGAGCGGTATCGTTCGTCTAACTGTGGCCTAATGGTAGTTGTCCACGCCGGGGTAATGGAGTTAAGAGCAGAATTTGTTATGCCTGTGGTTCGTGACATTTCCACATCTCCCGAATTCTTGATCTTTTCGCCATTTCCCGGCGTGGTTGCTTTTGCAGGAATAAGCGTAAACGGAAATAGCATTAGTGCTATTCCTGCGCCTGTATACCAAATCTTACGTATGGAAGAGGAATGCGCAAGCGTTCCTCTTTCCTTTGAGGCTTAAATGAGTATAATTTTCGAAGACGATTTTAATAGACCCAACACGGTTGCAGGGTCCTGGGGAAGCGACGACTGGACTATCACGAGGACGGCGACGGCGAACCTTGTTAATATTTCTTCTAATCGAGGAAGGATTGGTTGGGACGGTAACTTTTCCCCCGCGCCGTGGGCAAGGGCAGTAGCGGACGGAATGCCCCTTGTTGGTAACGAATTTGACGTTTCCTTTTATCTATCGAGAAGCAGCACGAGCCACTCGTTTAGAGTTTGGTTTAATGCTTCTGGAGAGTTTGGCACGTCCGGCATCCAGGCTAGTATTCCTGAAAACGGTTGGGGTTTTGGTGTTGACACCACCGGCAGCGCTTTTCTTCTAAAGCGTGTTGCTGGCGCTCAGAGCTTT